GGCAGCTTTCTCTGCTTACGGAGCTTTAGTACCTGGCCGAGGAAACTAACATGAACTTTCTTAATAGAAAGATGTTTGCAAATGGTGGTGGTGCTAACCAAGGGTATGTTGTTTTAACTGATGGTAGCACTAAATACTACGATCCTTTATCTTTTGAACAACAGTTAAGATCTCTACCTGATAGTGAGTTATTTGCTTTAAAAAATAGTGCGTCTGCTGGACAAATATCTTTTAGCCCTGAATTATCAGTCATTCTTAATACTGTAGTTAGTAGAAAAGAAATACCTTTAATGAAAGGTACCCAAGAATTTATAGATCAAGTTGCGCCAGACAATAGACTTTCTCAATACGATCCGAATTATGGTAAAAGTCAAAGTTACAGTTCTATTGTTAAAGATTACCCTAGAAGAGCTAAAGGAATATTTGGACCCGCTTTAAGGGGTATAGCAACTGCATTAATTCCAGAAGAAACATTACAAAGTACGCCATTTTTAAAAGATATTTCAACATACGATTCTCCTTACTACGGAGAAGGTGCTGGAGCTTTAACAGATTTTAGAGATGCTGAAGCTAGAGGTGGTCGATCAAAAGCAGAGCTTGATGCTATTTTGGGTGGTGGTTTAGACCAAATACAAGATTTTCAAGCAGATCTTAATGATGTTGTAGATACGGCTACCGTTACAGAAGTTAGCGGACCTAGCGGCCCTACGCCTATTACTACAAGTGAAACTTTAAGTATTGAAGGTGGTCCTGGTTCTTTAGAGGCTAGAAGATTAGCCTATGAAAAAGAAATGATTGGTAGAGATGAGTTTGGAAATTTATTGCCTGAAGGAAGATTAGAACAAGATGATGAGATTGCAACTCTATTAGATGAAATTAAACCGATAGAACAAAAGGTAGATGTAGATAAAACTGAAGCCGACACTTTAGCAGAAAATGCAGCTAAGTTTGGAGGCTTATCTCAAGAAGAGTTTAGAGCAACAATAGATGATGCTGCAATTCCTAAACTTCCAGAAATTGAAATGCCTATTGTAGGTGCAAGTATTGAAGAGCAAGAAGAACTTAGAAAACAAAATGATCCTATAAGTAGAAAATTAGATCAGCCAGGATTCTTTGGTTCTGATAGATTCCTTAATTTTATTAGAAACGTAGGTGGCGAGCTTACAAGAACTGGTCAGATGGGCGCAGGTCTTGCATCTGGTGCATCTAAAGCTGCTGAAGAAAGAGCGGCTAGAGAGCTAATGGCTGACAAAGAAGAAAGAGATTACCGAATGAAGTTGAGGTTAGCCAAAGCTGAAGCAGATTTAGAAGCAAGAAATAAATTAGCTGAAGGCATAAAGCCAAGCGACATAAAAACATTTACTGGGTTTGAAGACGATATAGGAAATGCTCTTTCTCAATTTGATGAAAGTGAAAGAATTGTTAGTGATATCAATCAAATTCTTAATGACGACATAAAAGACCCTGGAGCTTTTGGTGCAAAAGGTTTTCTTGCTAAAATTAACGACAAACTAAGAAATGCTGCTGGTTATGGGGAAACAAAATGGGAAAACTTAGACCCAGCAGTTAAAACGCAAGTCATACTTGATGTAACGGCACAAAGATCTGTAAGACAAATTCTTGGAGAATCAGGTAAAACTATTTCTAATTTGGACAGAGATATTGTTGCTAGGATATTTGGTAATGTAAATATATGGACATCACCAGCAGAACTTTCTAAATTATTAACTAACAGCAGAGATAATATTGTAGAAAGTATGAGAAAAGATCAATCAACGGTTATTTCAAGAGCTAACGCAATAGGACAAGGAGGATATAATTCTCCAACATTAATGGCTAATGAATCATTAATTAATAGGATTCTTGGTTTTAGTTTTGATGATATTGAAAACTATAAACTTGGTGAAAACTCCGCAGGTTATATTGAGACAACTTTATAATGCCTAGGTACAAAGTTAATATTGCCGAGGATGTATTTGAGTTCGTAGATGCAGATACAGAAGATGAAGCAAAGAAAAAAGTTAAAGCAATAATTGCAACTGGTGCTGTTTCTCCGTTTTATGACAAATTAAATTTTGATTATGAAACAGGCGTTAGAGGCGATTTTGAAAGAAAAGTAGATAAAGGAACAGAAAAAGAAGGTGTTCTTAGAAATTTAAGAGCGCAATTAGCCAGAGCTGAAACAAGTGGAATTATTGGATTTAAAGAACAAGATCAAGTTTTAAGTAATTTTGTAGGATCATCAGGTTTTACAAGAAACACTAAAGGACAAGTAGCTTTAACCCCTACAGGTTTAGAAGAGCTAGGATTGCCTATTCAATATAGAGAGCTTTCTGACGGGTCAAAATTACCGTTAAATACTATTATTGATGAAAATGATTTTGGTTTTAAAACTGGAGATCTTGCAGACTTTGCTGGTATTGCTGGACCCATAGGAGGAGCAATTGCTCTCATGTCTCCTCAATTAAGAATCATTAAAGGACTAACAGCTGCATTTGGCGGTAGAGCTAGAATAGCAAGAATGGTTGCTGCTGGAACAGGCTCATCCGTAGGTAAAGCTGCGGAAGAAGCATTAGATTATCAAGAAGGTTTTCAACTTCAAGAAAGAGACGAATTAAAAGATCTATTTGGTGGTGAGTTTTTGTTTGGATCTATTGGTCAAGGTGTAGGTGAGCTTATTGGAATGGGCTTTAAATTATTTTTAGGCAAGAACGCACCAACAAAAGATTTAAGATTAAACAGACAAATGGCCAAAGGTCGATCTGCTAATGACATATTAAAGTTAGATGCAAGCCTTGGAAAAGAAGCTACCGAAAGACAAATTGCTAAAGCGATTAGGGACGGTAAAGTAAAACAATTTGATTTTGCTGGTCTTGCGTCTCAAGCAACTTTAGGTAGAAAGCTTCCTGGAAGGTTACAAGATATTTCTGAACAAGTGCTTGGTAACACCAGGGATAAAGAAACAGCTTTGTATTTAAGAGCAGAAGTAGACAGCTTATTAAAAGAAATTGGTGGTGAAAATGCTTTACTACAAAAATCTATTTCAGATGCAACCAAAGGTAGTCTTGATGAACAGGTGCAAGCAAGCTTACAAAAATTAAGATTAAAAGAACAAACTGTTACACAACAATTAAGAAAATTATTAGATGATGTTGTGGATGATGCAATTGAAGTTGGTAATTATGGTGACGCTCCAACCAGAAGAATGTTGGGAGAAGAATTAAAAAATAATTTATCAAGGGCCAGAAGAGAAGTAATTATAGATCTTGGTCAAAAATATAGAAATGTTGATGGCATGTTTGGCGAGCTTACATCTACAGCGGGAAAAACTGGAGTAGATAAAAGTATAGCGGTTAGCTTAGACAGGGTAATTAGAAATATTATTAATGATAGTATTGAAGATTCTAGAAAATTAATTGATAGTCATAAAAAATCTGATTATCTTTGGGGGGTAAACAACAGAGATGAATTAGATGGTGGTATTGTTGCAAAAATAGAACAAGCACTTATGAAATTTCAAAATGATGTAGCCGATCCAACTAAACCCGTAAGTTTATCTCATGTAAGAAATGCTTACTCAAAACTAAATACTATATCAAGAGATACTTTAGAAGCTAGCCCAGAAAGAAAAGTTATTATCGACATTATGCGTAAGCTTGATGACACTAGAGTTAATCAAAATGGAGAAGTTTTTAAAAGAGGACAACCAGACAGCATACTTAGTAAATTAGAAATTGAGGGAGAGTCTCAGTTTAATATGGAATTAGGTAAGGTATTAAAAAGAAATCAAGAATTAAATCCAGACGCTTTTGGAGATAATCTTGAGTTTTTTGATGAGGGCCTTAACAACTTAGCTTTAAAACAAGTAAATAATGCAATAGCTCAATTAAGAGAAGTAAATGGAATTGCTGCTAAAAGAATGGCTCCATTTGATAGATTAGAAATTAAAAAAATTATTTCTAATTCTCAGAAAGGTGCATTTGATGCAGATGATGTTTATAAAAAAGTTATCTTAAATGGAGAAAAGAAAAATTTAGATGACATATTTGCTGGTTTAAAACAATATGACGAGTATATGGCTAAAGCGGGTAAACCAGCTAATGCCGAACAAACACTTAAAGCACAAATTAAAAAAAGATTATTTGCTGATGCATTTAGAGCATCAACAGATGTGGTTGACGAATCAATTAACTTTACTGAATTTGCAAAACAAATAAATAAATTTGAAAGAGATTATCCTGGCAAGTTAGATTCGTTATTTACTGACTCTGCTACAGGAAGAAACACAGCTAAACTTGTAAGAGATACTATCGCTCAAGTTAATAAAATCAATCCAAGGTTAAAACCTCAAGACATTAAAAATTTAGTAAATGATTTTACAACTAACATCAAAGGATTAAGTTCTAGTGATCAAGGCCTTGCATTTGTCCAAGGCTTAAAACAATTGGCTAAAGCTTCCGAAGATAGAATTAAATTAGAATCTAATAGAGCTATTTCAGACTTACCGTTAAAAGGAATAGACGAGACGGTTAACATAATTTTTAGACCTAACGCTAATGCAAACATTCAAATCTTAAAAGATACCGTAAGTGATGAAGTGTTCACCAGCATACAGCAAGCAAGTATGCAGAAGCTTTTGTCTAAATCTATAGATTTAAATGGTAAGGGTAGAATTACAGATTTATTTAAACCTGGCAATTTAAAAACAGCTTTAGATTCTTATGGAGATGAAACTCTAGATGCTATGTTTGGCAAAGAGCTTACTCAAAGTCTTAGAAACTTTCAAAAACAAATTGATATATTAACTAAACAAGAAGCAGGACGAGGCGGAGCAGCTGGTGGATTGGTTGCTGCTGGTATTGGTGCCAGCTTAGCGCTTAATCCAATAGCTGTATTGCCTACGGTTCTATCTTTAGCTGTTGCTAGAAAACTATTCGCTTCTCCATTTTTTGTACAAGCGGCATCTAAAACAGACAAAGGTTCAATAATGACTACTCTTGATATGACCGAACAAGCTATCAGACAGACTTTAATCAGAGAGTTAGGTTTACAAGCTGAAGAAGCTGGATCTATAACCAGAGATATTATGAATGGAGCCGTTACCAAATTAGAATTAGAAGAATTATTAAATCCTGCAAAAGATTTAATAAATCAAACTGTTACTGGAGTAGAGGACATAGAGCAAGAAGCAAGACAAAACTTACGGTCAACTCAAGCACCCGTTGTTCAAAACATACCTCTACCAGATATTTCATCAATTGAAATGCCTAACCTAGATCCTTTATCACAAGAAAGATTAGATCTAGACGAACAGTTATTCGGTAGACCTTCTAGGCTTGGGTAATACTTCTACCGTTTACTTCAATTACTTTCCCATCAAAGTCATTACAGATCTTTCTTATTAAATAATTATTATAGATAGGATGAGTTGCATATAACTTTTGCTTCTCCATCCAGGCATCTTGTTCTTTAGTGAGTTTGGTTGTTGGCGCATTCTTTCTCATCAGAAACCTATTTCATTACGGTCCATACCCAAAGGTTTATCTGATAAACAGATCCACTCTTCTAACGGTATATGTATGTAAGGTTCGTTATCTTCGTCATAGGTAGGATTATCACTTACATTCATTCTGACATCATAAACAAAGTCTTTCTTCCATTCATGCATATAAATACCATCAGTCATAGCATAAACAATAATGAATGGTACGCCTGTTGCTAATGCAAACGAAGATCCTTTTCTAAGTTTATTTGTAGAAATTATCAAAGTGTCATACTTGTCATACGCAAAGGTACGACATTTAACTTCGCACCAGTAATTTTTTTCTTGCGACTCTATCCAATAATCTAGTGAATAACTTGTGGGTAACTTATGACAACTAACTCCCCAAAGGCCCTCCAAGAATCCTGCGACTCGTTCTTCTCTTTTCTGATCTTCTCTGCTTTCTAATGATGGTGTCTTCATATTATTCCTCAAAGAAGTTAGGATCTACGGCAACAAACCTTTTGGTTGGTCTGCCTTTACCCCCAACTTTTATTTCAATTTCCTGGATCTCTCCAGCATTTTTTAATCGTTCTATAATTTCTTTTACTTCGTATGACTTCATACTTCTAAACAGTTCATGCCTATCTACTTCTCTTTTAGATATACCTTCTCCATTTCTAGATCTAATAAATGATAAGACTTGTTTAATCTTAGACTCTGTTGCAGAACTTGCTACTTTGTCTCTACAAGACTCAATAAACATAAGATCATAGTATCTAATGTAATCAATCGCCCACTTAGTTATATCAGCTGTAATCTTTGTTGCATCAGCACTAGAAGCTAAAGTACAAAGCAAAGATAATCTCATAGCCTTCTCTCTGGATCTACTGAGCAAAGGTTCTAAGTTATCTTTTTCTAATATGTCCTGTCTTTTAATAATCTCCCTAGCAAAGTCTTGTAACAGTTCTTCTGACGGTTTATCAAACTCTAGTACAGTTTGGTTTAGATCTAACTCTGCATTATCTCTTGCTGCATCAGATAAATTACCTTTCATTCTACGAACATAATTAACCCAGTTGACTATACTTGTAGGTGGCTCTTTAAATCTTTTTAGATCTCCAACACGTCTTGGTTCATTAGATTCAACAACTACAAACCTGTTAAGAAAACCATCTGCTATCCTTCCGCTGTTTAATGCGCCGTAAAAGTTTTTAGGTACAGACAATCCAACTAATGTAATGGCTGGTTTATGTGTAACTCTATTCATCATCTTTTCTTTGTACTCTTCTTGTACTGCCATAAGTGAATAGTTGTCTGGTCGTAGAGTCCCGTGGCAACGCCCCCAAGCTTCCATAAGTGTTTGTATGCCGTCTTCTTTGTTTGTGTTACCAGCATTACTTATAGCCTCAAGTCTTTTACCGAACTCATCCATAATTGTTATTTGTGTTGGTCTTATTTTAAGAACAGAGTGAACAGCACCACTTGATGTATAACCATCACCAACAATTAACTTTTCTTGATCTGAAGCATTTAGTACAGATTCAATAAATGTTTTGATGTTTTCTTTTCCCTGCCCCGATTTAGCAACACCCATAAAATACATACTAGAAAAATTATTCATGTTTGTTCTATATAATCTTCCACAAGTAACGCTTGCTAATGCTAACGCCCCTACAAGAGATAGTTCTGGTTGCGGAACTTGAGCAATATCCTCACAAAAGTCAAACATACTTTTAAGCAGTCCAGGTGGCGAGAATAAATCTTTAGGTGGTGTAATGCTTTCGGTTGACTGTATAAATAGTGGAGCTATCTGATTCTTACGGTCATGTGTTCTTTTAACATTATCAACAACTGAATCAACTTCTTGTTGCGGGAGTGGTGGGTTATTATTTTTATTCCAATTTTGTAAAAAGACTCTAACAAATTCTAAATTTACATTTTTAGATATAAGATAGCCTGCAATCCTAGCAGCTCCATCATTCCTAGATCCTTCCAACACGCCATCCAAGGAGAAAGGTGCCGTTTGTTTACTGCTGTCAATCTTAGGAACGCCTGTAATCTGTAGAAATTCTTTTTCAGTAAAGTCTGGAAGATCTGTATGGTCATGTATTTTCCAGTCTGGAAACATAACAGGCTTATAAACTTGGCCATTAGCATGACGGTTATACGGAGCAATAATAAGACCACCCACACCCCTAATATCTATTAGTCGTTCAATAGGTGTTTCGTTGGTCCTTCTAGTTGCAAAGGTTGTATAGTTTTCTGGATTGTTATAATAGTAATGCATACCTTTACCAGTTATAACTTTAAATGGGCAAGCAGGTAAATTTTTCTCTACCCAATCCATAGCTTCTGGTGAATCTGCATCAACAACAACAAACTTGCCACAAACTAATGCGACAACTAAATTGTCTCTATCTTTAAACCAAGACTCTACAAGTTCCCTAGTGGGTCTTGTTTCCTTATATTGTTCCCAGCCTTTTAAAAATGACGGCGGTTTCTTGTTAGATCTTTGTAAAGGTACTACATTATATCCATCATCATAATAAGCCAGCGCAATATCCAAGGACGAGTCATCCTCGGTAATATTGAGTTGGAACATACTATTCCTGTTCTTCTAAAATTTCAGATATAGAACCGTAAATAGATTCAAAGTCTAATCTTCCCTCTGTTGCTTGGATGATCTGTTTAGCTTGCGCTATAGATGGTTGCCTGTATCCATACCTCCAGGATTTGCATGATGCTTCAGAACAATTAAAATCTTCTGCTGCTTTCTTATGACCTAAAAACTTTATATAACCAGATAATGTGTATTGATCTACTTTTCTTTCTTTATGCTTTGGTTGAACGCCCATAGTGCTTAACTCCTTTAATTTTTTTGTTGCAATAGCCTTGGATCTAAAATAGTAATTAGCTAGCCAAGTTATATCGTTTTGTTTGCTCATATACTTCTCCTAAATAATATGATTTACATATTGTAGTTTCTTGGGTTATAATAATCAAGTTCATTTTTACACAAACTATAGGAGGGTAGATCATGAGCTTAAAAGATAAAATAAAAACACCTGATAAATTGGTGGACCAACAAGGGGCCAAGCTTCTTGTATATGGTCAAGCTGGAGCTGGTAAAACTTTTTCAACACAAAGTATGCCAGGTAATGTTTTAGTCATTAGTGCGGAAGCTGGTTTGCTTTCCATTAAAGATGCGCCTAACGTATCTGCTATTGAAGTTTCTAATTATGATGATCTAAGAGAGGTGTATGCTGCTCTTAAATCTGGTGAATTAGTGTACGATAGCGTATGTTTAGACTCTGTATCAGAGATTTCTGAGATCTTATTGGTACATGAGAAAGGTAGAAACAAAGACGGAAGAATGGCTTATCAAAACGTAAGTGAAGCTGTTACAAGTCTAATGAGATCATTTAGGGATCTAGATATGCATGTCTTATTTCTTTGCAAAGAAGGTAAAGAAAATAATGATGGTGTATTTTTCTTTGGTCCTAAGATGGCAAGTAAACCTTTGGGGGATGCAATAACGTATTTCTTTGATGAGGTTTTAGCACTACGAGTTATCGAAGATCAAGATGATGACGGTAATCCCGTAGCTGCAAGGTGGTTACAAACAAGGATAGGTCAAGGCTACACAGCCAAAGACCGTAGCGGTAAGCTAGAAGCCTTTGAGGAACCAAATCTAACTGCTCTAATTGCAAAATTAGGGTTTACTATTAATGTTGAAAGTAAGGAGAGTGCGTAATGTCAGATTTTGATGGCGTTGATTTTTTTGAGAATGCGGAGCAAATGGAATCGAAAGGTCCAGAGGTTGCTCCAACTGGTGAGTACGAGGCAAAGATTATTGCTGCTGAGAAATATAAATCTAACAGCGGTAATTGGACGCAGAAGGTAACTTTTCAAATTGATGGCGGTAACTACCGAGATCATAATGAATGGTATAACTTATGGTCTGCTAACGAAGATTCAAAAAGAATAGCAAGTGAGATATTTAGTCGGCTTGCTCTTACTTGTGGATTTAAGAAGCTACCAGATCTTGCAAAAGATTTTATAGGTAAGCAACTTAGACTTGGTATTAGACAGTATGAAGACAACTGGACTAATAACGAGGGCCAAGCTGTTACTTCTTTGAAGACTAAAATCATAAAGATGGAACCTTCAGAGATGAAACCAGCTGCACCTGGAGATAAACCTCCGTTCTAGGTGATAAGGAAAGAAGGGGGCTATATGCCCCTTTTTTTTGTGTTTTAAAAAAAAACGACCTTCTGAGAGGCCGCTGGTGAGCTTTTCTTAACCTACCCTAAGGTTTACCCTTAACGAAGTTATCACGTTTTTGAGGTATTTGGATTTATAGCTTTTAGGTAAAGTTCTTGCCAAAATTTAACCTTATGTAAAAGATCGTTGTTTTCTTCAATCAGTTTTTCTAGATCTATTTTGTTATTGTCTCCTGGTATGCAGATAGAAAAAAATATTTTATTTCTATCGA